ACCATCCAGCCTCTTAACAAGTCAAAAACTCGTGGATGGTTCGTGCGAAAATCGGATCTTGATTCCTGTGGTTGGAATGCAACTGAAGCAGACTTTAACAAAGGTTCTGTTATTTGGAATTACAAACAGACTTTTGGTATTGCTCCAAATACTTCGGTTGAAGAAGGCTTGAATTTTATTGAGCCACGTATGCAAATTTTGCTGCGTTCTCCTTTGATGGTTGAAGAAACCAATGGGATGCGGCAAACAATTGGAACTTTTGATGATCCCAGTGTTAAAGAACTTTGGGATGCAGACAAGACTGCTTCTGACCTTGCTAATAGCAAAGGCGAGATGTATAAGCGTGCGTATTGTGTACGTACAAAGTATCTTGTTTATCTCTTGACGCAAGAGAATAAGCGTGCTCACAAGATTCCAATGGTGCTTACCATCAAGGGTTTGAATGGTACTGACATCTCAGAGAAGATCAAGATGTATGAAAAAGAGATGTCTAAGTGTTTGAGTAAAGCTCTTGACGCAGAGATTCCTCTTGCTTTCAATGAGAAGTTCTATGCAACCACAGTCTTTGCACCTATCCTTGCAAATGAAATGCGTGGAGCAAACAACGTTGAAATCTGTGCGATTGAATCTTTTGAAACACCTGATTACAGTACGCAAGAAGCTGCAATCGAATCCTTGAATCGTCTGTCAATTCCAGATGAAGATAGGGAGTCTACCTGGAAATACCAGGAGATGTTCCAAGACTATATCAACATCCATGCAAAGCAAGATGCTGATAAGCTTGGAGGGGCTTATGGAATTAAGGCTGGAGTAGAAATCCTTCCTGCCAGCAGGGGGGCAGAAATTAAAGAATTGGCTTCTGCACAAGATCCTGATACAGGAGAGAATTCTTCTTTCTGATCAAGTTTTAATTTCGGGGTTGGTAATTTCATTTGGGTTGATTGACATTCCGTTAAACACCTTAATGTCTTTAACCAACCCTAAGATTACTCCTTGTCTTTGGGTAGCGATCCTTGCTAAAAGGGTCGCTATTTTTTTTAATTCTGATATGGAGTTACACTCTTCAATAGTACGTTTGATTTTTTCTTCCCAAAACAAATCATTGATTGAAGGACTTATGTCAAACTTGTCAAGAGAAGTGTAGTTTTCTTCCATGTTAATAAATCAGTTTGATCTACTTTAGCTTGTTCCTTTTAAATGAAACATGAAGAAAAGGTTGCGATTGCGACAGGGGCTGCGGTCCTCTTGATCGGTGGCCCTCTGGTTGCTATGCTGGGCACTCCAGTCACCTTTGGGGTGCTGGCCATAGGTGCTTACAGGCTTTCCAAAGCAGCCTACGAAAAGGCTAAACCAAACTCAACTCAACAATGACAACACTCATCACAGATCTCAACTCAGCTCAGAAATCAATTTATTCCAAATCAAATATCGGTCGTGCCTATCCAGATTTTGATGATACGGATATTGCTGGTATTCATCTATCTGATTCAGATGTGATTGTTGTACGTACAGATGGGAGCGAGCAAACTTATGAAAAACATTTAGTGGCTGGTGCCTATCTGGATTTTACGTGCCGCTTAAAAGATTACTTTTCCTATTTAGGTCCTAACTACCGAGGCCCATCTATTTGGAGAAACAATGGCTATGTCCTTTTCAAAGGTTGGCACTACATGAATAAATTAGGTTATTTATCAGAACCAGCAAAGATGCAGCGTGCTTGGGCCGATAGGTTTATGCGTATACAAAATAAAGAAGAGTTGATTACTCTTTTGGAATCAGATCAAACTAGCATTGGGCACCTTGTTGCTCCAGATGGTTTTATTGTTTCAGATTCTTCAAGAGATAGCTATGGGGCAGAAGATGTTAATGAAGATCAAGTTCACATGCATCCTTACTGTTCTTGTGGCTCTTTCAAGAAGCAGTTAAACGATCTAAACGAATTTCAAGCTGAGATACCTGGTTATCAGCCTTGGTGCATACATCTGACATGGATTAAAAAGTATCGACAGTTCCTTGCTAAACGTAGTGAAGTCCGATCCCAGGAACGTGGTCAGTCTGCTCAGCAAGCGGTAGCATGGTGGTATGCTCCTCCTGAAGGCAAAGAAAATGAAGGGCGCTTTCTTTTGCTATACACCAAGCACGGCTATATGTCTCCACTTAAAGCTTGGTATATCTACAAGCCAGAAGAAATCTTTAATCAATATGATGCCTGGAATCTATTTGACAATATGTTAGATAATGGGTTTGTTCCATTTCCTGGAACAGCTCTCCCACAACTTAAGCAGGCTTTCTAACCAATGGACAAAGAAATTAAAATTGGAGACATTGTAACTCCAATCAACCCTAGCCTTTGCTTGGCGGATGTGCCAACAGACGGGAACCACTATCAACTAAGAAATGATGTTTGTCTATTTAAAGGAAAAGGAAAAGTATTGGCAATACATAAAGTTGTGATTGATCATAAGGAATGGACTAAAGAAGATGAGATTGATTTAGGTGAGCATTTTATTAAGTATGGACCAAGAGAATATGAAGACTACTTTATCAAATGTGAAGCTGGTATTGGTTGGGGAAGTAGAGTAGTTAAAGTAGAAGAACCTAAGAGTTTTTATGACAAACTATGGGAACTAATTTCAACCAAAGTTGGGGATAATCCTAATGCTGATGAACTAACAGATAGAGTTATGGATTTAATTGAAGAATCCAATTCTTTTACAAATAATAATTCTGAAGTTAAAACAGAAGATAAAATTGAAAAGCTTATTGAGGAGATAAATAAACTATCTACAGATATCCAAAAAATTTCTAGTGACATTGAAAATATAACTACAAAGATTAAGATATATCAGTTTGAACCAGAAATGATGGTGTGATTTACTCGTCCTGAGCATGACGTTAAACTGCTCATCAAACCAACTTTACTTCTTCCAATGTTTGAATGTATTTTTTCTCTTGTTAGAGATCTTGCACTAGCAGTATGCGGAGCATTGGTTACACATTTGATTAATAAAGTTTATTCTCAATTCAAAACTCAATTCAACTAACATGAAAATCATTGGCAATCTTAAACCAAAATCTTTAAACTTCTATGTCTCTAAAACTGAAAGAATAAGCAGACTGAAAGAGTTAGCTCTTGGAGAAATTGATAGTAATCTCTTAGAAGATAAAGGTTGTAAACAGCTAAATCAATACTTAAACAAATTAGGGTATTCAATAAGAGAAAACAACAACTTGTGGCAAGAGCCATGTCTAGTTGCACTTAAAGGCAGCGCTCCTCCGCATACAGATAATAAACTTGGTTTAATTGCATTTTGGTTAATACATAAAGAACCTTTGTTCACTGAAGAGCAGCTAAAAAAACTTTCTCTTGATATATGGATGGCTGCAGATAATCCTTGGTTAATAACTAATCAACAAAGGGAACAATTAAGAGTTGGAGATATTGTTGTATTTAATGCAAACGCACGTCATGCTTGGCTTTCTAACTGCAGCATTTATGCAATAAGCCAAACAGTCTCACGCAACTATTCCAAATCACTCAAATGAAATCAACTCAAATCACAAAAGTCAATCTAGAAGAACTCTCTATCCTCAAGCTGTACGAACACTATGCTTCCCTGGAAAAGTCTATTCCTCTATTGGTTACTGAGTCCCAGGACTTGGCGAAGGCTGAGCTTGAGCAATGCAGCACCCTCCGATCAGAAAAAATAGATCGGTTGTACTATGCATGGTCACATCATGAAGATGCTGTTGAACGTGCTAAGAAAGAACAAGAGCTTCTAGCAGCAGCTAAAAAACATCATGAATCACAAATCACAAAAATCAAAGGCTTGATAAACTGGCTGCGAACGTCTGCCCCGTTGACATCAAACAGTATTACTGGAAAAAACTATGGATTTGTATTGAGCAAGAAAAGTAAACTGACAGTAGAAATTACTAAGCCAGTTGAAACTTGGGAACAGAATGAAATTAACGAATTCTGTTTGCAGCAAAAGACAGTCACAACCAAAGAAGTTGTGGTAACTTCTATGGGTGGTGATCTCATTGAACACACCACTACACCTGTAACTAAAGCTGAAATTATTCTAAATGTCGACAAGCTACGCATCGCCTACCAAGAAGGAAAGCACATCCCTAAAGGGGTCAAAGTCTATCAAGAATACAACATCAAACGAAACAGAATCCTCAGCCAAGATCGAGTGGGAGATCTTTCACCCAAATCTTCAGAAGAGCTTCTATCAGAATTTAAAGCCACCTGTGGATCTTGATGATGCCCACATCATGTGCCGCTGTCACGAACAAGCTGTAGACGACTTCCAGCTTCAAATCGAGATGGTTGATCTTGAACTGGCTATGCTTTGTGATAACGAGGATCCACTTCCATATAACGAAAGCAAAGCACAAGAACTAGAAGAAAGAAAACTCAAACTACTTAGTGGTAAACGATTCCATCTCAATTCACGAAATGCATATTGGTTTTATTTGATGAAAAGTAAAGCCTAATAAATAACATGTTGGCCCCAGTTCCCTGGGGCTTATTTATTTTTATTTAATCGTATCAATTTTAAAAATGGTTTAAACTAAAAAAAGTCTAAGGTTTACCATGGTTGACGACGGATCCCTGCTTCGCTTGCTAGAGGCCTTCACGCAGGGCGGTACCCCTTTGCCGGCTCTCATCGGGAACAAGCTCGAATGGCAGGTTACGACGCTCACAGCAGCGATGATCGCAAATGAAAACCTAGCCTCTTCCATGACTGCAGAAGAAATGGTGGATGCTGCTATTAACTACACGCATGTAATTCAAGAACGCCTTGGGTACTACCAAAAAAATCAGATGCGTTCCTTGGAGCGTCTGTTAGAAAAATAAAGATTTCAATAGTCAACATAAAATCTGCTACTGTAGGTAAGCCATTCAGTTCTTCTGATGCGAGAAGACCCAACCCCTTCTGCTACGGTCCAGTTTTCTTTTGATGTTGATCTAAAGTACAACCCATTTACTGGTCGTACTTTAGAGCAGTTTCTTGAACTTATCGAAGATGAAATCTTTGATGTAGTTCAAGAACTACGTCCAGAGATCATTGATGTTTACAACATCACATCCAAAATTATTCAAGAGAATTAACAATGAGCATGAATCTCACTCTGTATGACAATGACGCTGGACAAGACATTGAGCTGTGGCAGACACCAAGTTACATAACTTGGATGTGTTTATCTTATAACCCAGAAACAAAAGAGCCTGACGGCGGGCATGAAGGTGTTCGTCGAAGGTATATTGAATGGGTTAAATCCCATGTAAATGGTGTATGGAAAGATGTTGAAGAACTTCATCATGAGACTTTAAGAACTTGGGATCATATTAAAGAAATAAACAAAGTAAAAAATCCTACATTCTCCTTCATCTAAAATGTTTGACACACAAAAAGTTCTTAACTCTTGGGATTTTCAATCAGAAAACCAAAAGGTTCAGTTCTTAGATCATTGTTACGAATGCTATGGACGGAGTGATCCAAGCCATCCCATGCATGGTCTTTACACAGGCCTATGGCAAGAATTTTGCATTAGAGAAGCTGGTGAGATAGTACGCAATCAATACTTTGACTTGCTTAAAGCTATTGAAGAATTTGAAAAACAAAATGAAAAAGTTTCAAATTAATGATGCAATATTTTCTGAAGAACCTTTCATTGTTTTGGATTCAGGAAACAATCTAGATCAATACAAAATATCTGACTCATCACCAGCAATTAACCTTTCAACTTCAGATGTAAATATGAAACCAAAAGCAAAAAAACACATTGACTTTGTTTGTGATGAATGTGGAACAAAGTACGGAAAGTGGTATCAACCAGGTGCAAACACACCTGTTTCTCACTGTGCTACTTATCACATGGGTACGTGTGATCTATGTAATGAAAAAAATGTTGCATTAACTGAACCAAGAGACTTTGGTTATTTAATTGTTTAATTTAGGTTTTCTTTATTTAGAATAAAGAAAAAGACAATGACAACTCTGCGATATGTAAATGATCTTGGTAACGGCCATTCCGGATTCGTAGACTACGGATCTGGAATTGTTGTTACAACAGAATCGGGTCAACCTCTTAATGTAGCAACTGCTTCCGGTGATTCAGTAGCTATTAAACCAGGGGGAGTAGCAGCTGATGCGTTTGGTCGTTTACGTATTGCAGAGCCTTTTACACTCTTTGATTCCAGTCATAGATTCTCTGTTAATGGGAATTGGAATACCAGTACATCAGTGAGTGGAACTGCTCAACATAATGCCAACCAAGGATTAGTAGATCTTGCAGTCGTCACTACATCTGGATCCAAAGTTTATAGAGAAACCAATAAGGTCTTTCCTTATCAACCAGGGAAAGGACTTTTGGTGATGGCAAGCTTTGTCATGGCACCTAAACAAACCAACCTACGGCAAAGGGTTGGTTATTTTGGAGCTAATAATGGTGTTTATTTTGAAGTATCTGGTGATACAGTTTCATTTGTTAAACGATCCTCTGTAAGTGGGACTGTTGTAAATACTGTAATCCCACAATCAAATTGGAATAAAGATAAGCTGGATGGAACAGGAGAATCCAAAATAGTTTTAGATGCCAGTAAAGCACAGATATTCTGGTCTGATTTTGAGTGGTTAGGAGTTGGTACCGTACGTGTTGGTTTTGTAATAGATGGTGGTTTTATTGTATGCCATACATTTGATCATGCAAACTCAATCAATACAACGTATATGACTACAGCTACATTGCCCTTACGTTATGAAATAGAAGCGATTAACACCTTAAGTAGTGGTGCAGTAATGAAAGAAATCTGTGCTTCTGTCATCTCCGAAGGAGGTTATCAAGTACGTGGTCAATCAAGATCTGCTGGAACTATTATCACAAGTCCTTACACATTCACAACATCTGGTGTAAGCTATCCAATGGTTTCAATCAGGTTAAAAACAAGTCCTGATCGTTTAGATGGTGTTGTGATTCCAAATGCACTTAGTTTTGTTGGTAATGGTAATAATGCATTTTTTAATTGGAAAGTAGTTGCTGGTGGCACTACCTCTGGTGGTACGTGGACCAGCTCTGCATCTGGTTCTTGTGTTGATTACAATATTAGTGGTGTTTCAATCTCAGGTGGAACAGTTCTTGCACAAGGTTATTCAACAGCAACCAATCAAGCAAGCACTGCAATTGAATTAACAACTGCAGATTTGTTTAAGTATCAATTACAAAGAAACTCTTTTACTAATAGCCCAGTGGAATTAACGTTTGTTGTTGAATCAAAAAATAACGGTGATACAGGACATGCATCTATAGACTGGGAAGAGGCTACTACCTGATAAAATATTTGTATTGAACAAGAACTATGTATACTCCAGGTCCTCAGACTGTTCCTGCGCCGCAAAACTTTTCTGCTCAAGAGGCTCCTCAGCCACAAGAAAAACCTAAAGCACCTTCAAAGTCAAAGGGTAATGATGTAGGTAGTTTCATCCAGCAGTGTATTTCACTTTGTTCTTATATCAATGAACTAAGAACACAAGCTCACCTTTGCCATCTCAATTATGAAGGTGGAAATTTTTTGGGGGTGCATGCATTCTTGAAGGCACAATATGAAGATCACCAAAGTCAATTTGATAAGCTTGGTGAATTTATTCGCAGTATGGATTACTTAATGCCTATGTGTGCCAGGGGATTGGCAGATGCTGGGCCTGGCATCCAGCATGTTGCCAGTTATAAAGGTACAGAAATGCTTGCTGTGTACTATAAGAATCTTGAAGAGCTTGGCATGAAAGCTAAGAAGCTGGAGCCTGTTGCAGCTAAAGTCGGTGCAATTGACATCCAAAACTTTATGGCTGAGTTGTGTGGCGATGCATTTAAAGCAGCTTGGATGATTAAAGCAACTTTAAGAAGCACTTAATAAGTCAATTTATCCTCCGATTGTGCGTACAATTTCAGCCGGTAGATGGCACTGCTGAGCCAGTTCGGCAAGTTTGTCAAGCAGCGGCTGCGGCACCAGATCCAGACGGCGCAGTTGCAGCCAGGCAGCGCGGAAGTCGCTGGTGTCACCACCACTGGCAACCTGCATTAGAGCAGCAGGCAATGACAGCACGGCCGCCGGAGCGGATGGTGCTGCAGCGGCCAGAGCGGCGTTCACATCAGCGCTGCTGAGCAGCTCGTGCTTGAACGTGTCCCAGTCCGGTGCTGGCTGCGGCTTGGGGGCGGGTTCTGCTGCAGCAGCCCAGAGCGAACCATCAGGGTCGGGAACGCACTGGTGCCCAGCGGGAAGTTGCCAATCAGAGCCTGGTGCTAACAGCACACGGTTGATGGCAGTGCCATCAGGGGAAAGCAGGACGTGAGGGATTGGAGTTGTCATAGTCATCACCAGCACCAGATACGAACGACACCGTTGCCGCCGTTACCACCAGCGCCGGAGTTAAAACCGTTGGTAGATCCACCGCCACCGCCGCCGCCACCACCTGGAAAGGCGCCATTGCCGCCTGACCCGGCTGCGCTT